AATACAAAATACAAGGAAGCAGCAGAACTTGTACGGGACAGTCTTTTCCTAAAATGCTACGACAGGGAGAACGGACGGTTCTTTCAGGGCATCAATGGAGGAGTGCCAGATAAGGCATGGGCGCTTGACTGTACCACATGGGCAGGAACACTTATCTTTTCCGTGGTGCATTCATCAACGGCAGAAGCGTGTCTTGAAACCGCAAGGAGTGTGTATCTTACGAAGGATAAGAAGATTATACAGAGCATGGAGAAAGATTACTATAATACAGCATACTCCGATGAGGAAACATTTTCCGGCTTCAAACCGTACAGTGATAAAACGGCTGATTATAAAGGTGCGCCGGATATTGTGTGGACGGAGGGAACGCTCGGATACTCCACGCTTGCCTATGTATTTGGAAATATGGATGAGGCAAAGAAATATGTGGATGAGTGCATCAGACTGCAGAACTGTGACGGGAGTACGGGCGGCGTGATATACACAACAGCCACCTATGGAATGCTTCCGTGGGAGTTTCATGTATGGGAGAGTGTGGTATCCTCATCATGGCTGTATCTGGTCATCAATAATCCCGATGTCCTTTTTCCAAGGACACTCAGACAGGTCTATTATATGGCTAAGATAAATAATATCCACGATGAAAGAAAATAGAATAAGCAAATTCGGAATCAGGCAGTTATCCATTGCGGGTAGCTGCTTTTTTCATACAAAAAATCAAAGGAGGACAAGACAATGAAGGAATTCTGGAACGCAGTACAGTTTGTATTTACGGCAGTCGGAGGATGGCTTGGATACTTTCTGGGAGGTTGTGACGGTCTGCTCTTTGCACTGCTTGCATTTGTGGTCATCGACTACATCACGGGAGTCATGTGTGCAATCAGCGACCAGAAGCTGTCCAGCGCAGTCGGTTTTAAGGGAATCTGCCGTAAGGTGCTGATTTTCCTTATGGTCGGCATCGCAAACATTCTTGATGTATATGTCATTGGGACGGGAAGTGTTTTAAGGACGGCAGCCATTTTCTTCTACATCTCAAACGAAGGGATCTCCCTTCTGGAGAATGCGTCCCATCTGGGACTGCCTGTTCCGGCAAAGATCAAAGCCGTGCTGGAACAGCTTCATGACAGGGCAGAAGAAGACAAAGATAACTGGGAAGGGTAGCACCTTCCCTCTTTTATTACAGAGAATTGGAGGATTATATTATGAGTCAGAAATTTGGAATCGATGTAAGCCACTGGCAGGGCAGTTTTGACTTTGCAAGGGCTAAGAGCAAGGAAGGCGTGGAGTTCGCAGTCCTCAAAGCCGGAGGTGCTGATGCCGGACTTTATAAGGACAGCCAGTTTGAAGCAAACTATAAAAAATGTGAGAAATGCGGACTTCCAAAGGGCGCATATTTCTATGGAAATGCCAGAAGCGTGGCAGATGCAAATAAAGAGGCAGAATACTTCCTTTCACTGCTTAAGGGAAAGAGATATGAGTATCCTGTCTTTTATGATGTGGAAGGCAGCATGATCACAAAGAATGACAGGAATACACTGACACAGATCGTAAAGGCATTCTGTTCTGCAGTAGAAGCTGCCGGATACTGGGTCGGCATCTATTCGTCCGAGTCATTCTTCAACAGCGAGATGAATGACGGGGAGCTTACCCGCTACAGCCACTGGGTTGCAAGATGGGGTAAGAGCAAGCCGGTCCCAACAAGCGGTGCAGAGACACAGATCTGGCAGTTTGGCGGGGAGACAAACCTTATCCGGAGCAACAAGATCAACGGGCAGTTATGTGATCAGGATTACTGCTATGTGGATTTCCCTGCGAAGATCAAGGCTGCCGGACTGAACGGTTATTCCAAGGAAAACAGTACACCCGCTCCGGTGAAGAAATCCAATGAGGAGATTGCATCCGAGGTGATTGCCGGAAAGTGGGGTAATGGTGCGGAAAGACAGAAACTGCTCTCACAGGCGGGGTATGACTATTCTGCAGTCCAGAGTATCGTGAATAAGAAACTTTCTCCATCCAGGAAAACTGTGGATGAGATCGCAAGGGAAGTCATTCATGGTGACTGGGGAAATGGTTCTGACAGAAAGAAAAGGATTACCTCTGCCGGATATGATTATTCCGCAGTACAGAAAAGGGTAAATGAACTCCTGAAATAAGGATATGGCTGATGGTCAGTAATGGCTGTCAGCCGTATTTTTTTCCATTTATGCCAAGAAAAGAAAGATGAAAGGTATCGCAGATTGTACTTGCTATTATTGGCTTTCAGAGTGATATATAGACTACCCAAAGAGAAAGGAGTGGCAGAATTTGGAGATTCAGATAAGGGAAGGAAACAGCAGACAGAAGCGTAAACTTAAGGTATGCGCCTACTGCCGTGTCTCAACGGATGCGGATGAACAGGAAAATTCACTGGAAAACCAGATCAGGCATTATGAAGAAGTCATTACCAGTAATCCTGATTACGAGTATGCCGGAGTTTACAGTGACTTTGCCATATCAGGATTCAAAGAAAAACGTCCCGGTCTGCAGAAGATGTTAGCTGATGCCCGTAAGGGAAAAATAGACCTTATATTAACAAAATCCGTATCACGGTTCGCAAGAAACACCTCAATTGTTCTGGAAGCTACACGAAAGCTGAAAGAATTGAATGTAGGTGTTTTTTTTGAACTCCAGAATATCAATACCCTGTCAGGGGAAGGCGAGCTTATGCTTACGATCCTTGCTGCATTTGCACAGGCAGAAAGCGAGAGCGGAAGCGTTGGTGCAAAGATGGTGTACCAGAGAAAGTACGAGGCAGGGATCCCCGTGCAGTACCTTGAGCGGTCTTTCGGATTTAAGAAGGATGAGCGGGGAGTCTATATTGCAGACGAAGAGGAAGCGGTATGGGTAAGAAAGATCTATGAGATGGCAGCAGACGGATATACCCCGGCAGCCATAAAGCGTTATCTGAATGAAAACGGGGTAAAGACCGTGGGCGGTGCGGAGTGGATCGACAGCACGGTGTTCCGTCTCATTGAAAATGAGATCTACAAAGGCGATTACATCATGCATAAGCATTTTGTAAATGAAGAGAGAAAACTGGTCAGGAACAGGGGGGAAGTGGATGCGTGGTACATCGAGGATGACCATGAAGCCATTGTTTCCCCTGAACTCTGGCAGAGGGCACAGGACGCATTGGAAGCAAAAAGGGATTACCTTGCGGAAGGTTCGGTGATTGAAGAATTCACGGAAGAAAATTATCCATACATGAACAAGATCTACTGTGCCAAATGCGGATATCCGCTTTATAAACGGATCTACAGTAAAGGCAACAGGCTCAACTGGGGATGCAGCGGGATGAAACGGTATGGGAAGTCCTTCTGTGACGGGATCAATATCCCGGACGGTGTGCTTCGGAATGCATGGCATTTTGAAGAAAACACCTATATTGACGAGAAGGCATCAGATAAGGGAGTGAAGGAATTTTCATACTTAAAAGAACGCTCATGGAAAAGAAGGCACAAAAAGAAGCAGCCGGCGTCAATCCCGGAAAATACCGAAGCAGAGTATCCGTACAAGAAGAAGATCTACTGTGCATTGTGCGGAAGCAGACTCGTAAGGCATGTGGATACCAAAAGCCATAAGGTCACATGGGTATGCAATGGAAGAAAGCGTAAAGGGAAAGATTTCTGCGATGGGACAAGGGTTCCAGACACCATCCTGAAAGGGTGGGGAGAAATCAAAAAAGATATTTATATTCAGAGAAAGGATGATAAGAATGGCAAGAAGCGTTACAGTTATACCAGCAAGAAACCGTCAGGCATCGGAGCATAGGACAGCACCGCAGGAGAAGATAAGGGTAGCAGCCTACTGCCGTGTATCAACGGATCAGGAAGACCAGCTCCACAGTTTTGAAGCTCAGGTCGATTATTATACGAAGTACATCAATGACCATGAAAATTATGAAATGGCCGGTATCTATGCGGATGAGGGTATTTCGGGAACCAATACGAAGAAGAGGGAGCAGTTCAAGCGCATGATTGCGGACTGTGAAAAGGGAAAGATCGACCTTGTCATAACAAAATCCATCAGCCGTTTTGCCAGAAATACGCAGGACTGCCTGATGTATTCGAGAAAACTGAAGAACCTTGGAATCGGCATTATTTTCGAGAAGGAAAACATCAACACTCTGGATTCCACGGGCGAGCTTTTGTTTACCATCTTAAGCTCCCTTGCACAGGATGAATCGAGAAACATTTCAGAGAACTGCAAATGGGGCATCCGCACGAAATTCAAGAACGGTGAGATGCACCTCAATACATTCAAATTCTTGGGGTATGACAAGGATGAGAATGGAAAGCTCATCATCAACAGGGAACAGGCAAAAACAGTAAGACGCATCTACAGGGATTTCCTCTGGGGGCTGAATCCTGCACAGATTGCGAAAGAACTGGAAGAGGAACAGGTGCCGGGATGCCTTGGACAGACCAAGTGGTATGCAAGCACGGTTGTCGGAATCCTGAAACAGGAAAAGCACATGGGCGATGCGTTACTGCAGAAAACCTATACGGCTGATTTCCTTACCAAGCGTCAGGTAAAGAATAACGGGGAAGTGGCACAGGTCTATGTCAAGGACAGCCATAAGGGAATCGTTGATAAAGAGACATGGAATGCGGTTCAGGAAGAATTTGACCGCAGGGAGAAATTCATGCAGAGGCATGGGACAGACCGCTACAGTTACGGTGCGGAATGCTATCCATTCTGTGAGAAGATCTTCTGCGGGGAATGCGGAAGTCTCTTTACAAGACATTCTTGGAAATCAAGGGGAATCGTGCAGTGGCAGTGTAAGAACCACCGCAAGGATGGGAAAGTTGCATGCACCAACGCTTATGTAGACAATGCCGATCTGGAAAAGGGATTTGTAAAGGCATTCAACCGACTGGTCAGTGAACGGGAAAAGCATATGGAAAGATGGAATGCAATGAAAGCAGACGGGACTCCGCTTGAGAAGATAAGGGC